ATTGTGTAGTTATTTTTGAAACATTGTGTAGTTATGGGGCTTGTGAAGAGTCCCCAGAACCCCTCCCCCCGGGGTCCAAGCCCCCTTAAAATAATATCTCATAGGGCAGGAAAAATTTAGTTCCGATAACCTATATTATAAGAAGTAATATTGATCTAAGTGTTTGATATGAGGTTTTGTGAGAGAGTTTACTCTCCAGAGTAGTGGTTTCGAGAGTAAATATTAAATAGATGTTGTAGTAAATGCGTGTGTATATCCCAAATTTGAGCTGAAACTTTTCTCTCACTGGCGACTGCGAAAAGCCTACACAGCTACATACTACAAACCTATCAATCTACTTTGTATCTTTAAGTAGATTGATAGGTTTGTAGTCTTTAAACTCTATCCAATCTATCCAATCTATCCAATCTATCCAATCTATCCAATCTATCCAATCTATCCAACTATCCATTGCCAACAAACGATATCACCAGCACTCAGCTAAGTAGTTGAAAAGACCTTGCAAGCTTGAAAAGTATAAATACTACTCAGTGCATCGTATAATAAATAAATCAGGGGGTTTATTATGCTATTTTTAATTCAAATTGGTCTATTCATTCTTTTGTTGCCTTATATTTTGCTAGCTCTGAAATTATGTTTTGTTATATTGCTCGCTATTCCTAAAGCGTTTGTCGGAGTGCTAAGAGATTACTGGAATGAGCTAAAGCAACCAGAATGTTGGGGATTAAATAAAGAAGAATAACAAAAGGGTATTAAGTGACTGACGATGAAATTCTAAACAGTAAAGACTATCAAGCTTTTCAATCTTTAAAGTATAACTCTTTATACTGTATCAGTGAGCTAATGCAACATCTGCAAAGTATAGACTCTGAACAGTCTTTTTTCAATGACATTTATTCGGAGTATGAAGACGAAAATCGAGAAATTTTTGTATTCATCCTAGTAACAGACGACCACTTATTTAACTGTTTAAAAAAGGAAGGTGAAATTTGTTTTGAGTATCATGGTCTAAATGTTTGGGGTCGCACTACATTCGGTCAAAGTGTTTGGTCAGATAGTGTAATGATTGACATCTATCGAGATTACTACAAAGTTTATGAAGTATGAAAAGACTTCATTACTGTAAAGATATCTTACTGCAAGAGTATTTAGAAAATAGAATACAAAAGAACATCATTAAAACTAAAGAAGACTTAGCAAGAAGAGTATACGACGTCTCTAAAAAGCCACATGGTCTTTGGTATTCAATAAACGATGAGTGGAAACAGTGGTGTATTGATAACAACTGGAGAACTGACCACCTAGAAAAATGTTATGAGCTGGAAATTGATAAAGATTTGATCTTGTCAGTGTCAATGGATGAACTAAATGATGTTGTTTCCGCTTATACCGCCAAAGGAATTCTAGGATATCAACCAAATTGGGAAGAAATATCAGAATATTACTCTGGGTTTGAAATTCTTGACTTTAATCATCTTAAAACTTGTACTGAAAAAGAACTTGCTTGGGCATACGGGTGGGATGTTTCAAGCGGTTGTATATGGGACGTTGATGCTATTAAGAGTGTGGAGGTAGTTTATGAGTAAACACTCACCTTCTTCAACCTATACCGCTCAATCGCACTCTCGATCATTTCACGCAATGTATCTACAATTCTATAACTCTCCATAACAATTGATGCTGTATACTTCTCATTATCTTTAACAATATTATTTAAACTCACTCTATATTCCGATTTGTGTAGAAACGTACGATCATAGATTGATGTGACAAGTTTATAGGCCTTAACGATTACATCAAACTCGCTGTTTTTGTGATGCCAGAGAAGAGGTTCACAAACTACATGATCAAAGGAACCGTCGATGTAGGCGAGTTTCATAACTTCATCGGTTAAATCTCTGAAAACTTCGCAATTTTTTACGGCCTCAACTCTTTCCATCTATAAAGTTCCGATGTAGAAAACTTCAATCCAAAACATTTATATCTAAAAATTCAATTGATCAATGAGCGGTATAGTTTTTGTTGAGTGTAATCCTCTTAAAAATTTTCCAAGTGTCGAAGTATAGGCCTAAAAAAGGGTTTTATACCCTCCCCCCAGTATAAAATTAGGTGTTTAATTCCCCCTCAAAATTTATCCTCTATAATATTCTTAATTTTCTCTAATTTTTGTTCAGCTAGGCCTTGGTTGGTTTGTAACTTATATAAATCTCGATAAGGTATATAAGTTAGCAAAATTCCCTGATTGCCTTGATAAGTATGAGTTATTAAATCTCCAGACTTAATAATCTGTAAAACAATCCGATATAATTCTCTTTGTAAGTATTTTTCTTCTGTGGCCCATGACTTAACTACCTCGGTATCTGACAAATCTTCTAGGAGTTTGTTTGAAACTTTCTCAATTGCGGATATCTCTTGTTTCAACTCTAAACCGTATAGCAACTCTCTATTTAAGCCATCCATCACTCTGCCCATTTCCCTTCTATCTTTTTATTTGAATCAAAAGAATGATCATAGTCTTCTGTAGGATGAGAGTTTCTGATTTCTAGTAACTGCTTTATCTCTGATAGATTATAAGAATTATCTAATTTTTCATCTAAATATACACTAGTCACGTTTTCCATCTTTTAACTCCTTTAAACATTCCTCTAAATCTGAATTCATAGCAGCTAAAACTACAAGCAGGATAGCTTCACCTTCTTCAGCTTTCTTTAAAGCTTTTACAAACTCTAAATTTAGCTTGGAAAGTTTCTCGATAAGATAAGCAAGCTCTATAGCTTTTATTTCTTCACTATCAGCTCTGTCGAAACACTCTTCAATTAAAGTTTCTCCAATTTTCCCTACTTTACTAGCAACTCGACGCTTAAACTCTGGGTCAAGAGTTTTATATTGTTCTTCAAAAAGACGAAATCTTTGTAACTCTTTAAGATTCATAATCATTCTTTTTCCTATGTTTTAAGCTCCTAACTTCAAAAAGAACAATAATAGTCGACGCTATAATTCCAAAAAACCCAGGTAGGGACATTAAATATTTACCGCTTTGAATAGAAGTATAGATCATGTGCAAAAACATCTCGTAGATCAGTGTAACTATAGTAATAGCTACAATTTTCAATATGAAGCTAATTGCTTTATCAATGCGTTCTTCAAATTTCATATTTAAATACTCAAAATCTTAGCTAACATCTAACCATCCCACCATTCAGGTCTAGGTCTACTATCGCTATACTCAATCTTATCCACCACCTCAGTAACTATGTCGAATGCCTCCGGCCAATACATAGAGACTTCTTTTGGTTTTCTAACATACGCAACAATATCCCAACATTCATCACTGTCTAAACCTGCACACCAGTACGGTCCTGGAGGAGGAAAGCCCATAGGCCTAAAATCCTCAGCAGGGGATTTAAAGTTACACAACACCCATTTTTGATTAACATCTTTCATAGATACTCCCAGAAAATAAAACGAAAAATTTTAGTCAGTGTCGCTAAGACAATACCTACAAATAAAATATCGCAAATAACATTTACGAATTTATGCGGGTCCATAGCTAAATATTTTCTGGAGGAAAGTAACGCTTTCAGATTTACTCATACTTAATACCCTTTTTAGCTCCACTAGCGACGTAATCTTATGGCCTTCTTTTCAAGATTAAAAAATTTTTTAAAACTACGTCGCTAGTGTGTTTTCAGAGAGGCACAAGTTAATTGCGCCATATTTGTTTTCTTATCAGTTAATCTTTTTGGCAAGCTAATTTTATTTCTCTTTCTTTTTCTACATAGCTTTCGTTTTCGTTGTAGTACGCTTCACCTACATCTTTTAGAATACGAATGAAGTCGTCTAAGTATAGGACTGCAACAGACTTCTTATAGTCCCCCTGGGTCACTAAAACAGGTATTTGATCTTTATTGGCCTTCTTAACTTCCTCGATTTTTGAAGGATTTACATACTTTGCGTACCTCTTGCATTGAATTAGCAAATTACCAGTTCCATCTAAATCAAACCCTTGCGCTTCACTGGCCTGATATTCTAAATGTCTTTTAGCGTTAGGAAAGATTTCTTTAAAGATATTTGCAACAGTTCTTTCGTAAGCATGGCCGCGTCTTCTGCTATAGCCCTTTGTCTTACTGCTTCTACCTTTGGGCAGTTTTTTCTCTTCCATCGGTCCTCCAAAATACTTACTACTAAACAATTTATGTTTAGATTCGTAAACTACTTACTAAAAAAGGAGAATATGTGAAAATTTTCAATTTGTTATTACCACTGCTCATAAGTTGCAGTTCGATTCAAACTACCGATAACAAACTTTTATCAAGGCCCCACGCTGAGAAACTTTGCTTCGTAGGAGACACTGGAACCGGTGAAAAAGAGCAATACGAGGTTGCTAGGGCCATGGAAAAGGCCAATTGCGATGCAGTCTTTATCGCTGGAGACATAATTTATCCCATCGGCATCTGGAGCAAGAAATCTAATGCGTTCAAGAAGAAATTCTTGCGCCCATTCGAGTCTTTGCGCCAGAAATCGGAGATTTTCCTCGCTTTAGGCAATCATGACTACTATGGTCGTCAATCTTTATACCTTGAAATCGTAAAACCCTTCAAAAATGTACAATTTCCCAACTATTTTTACCAAGTAGTCACAAAATCTGCCTGTATATTCGTTCTGGACACAAATAAAGGCCTAGATGAGCAAGTTGACTGGCTAAGGGTTGTTAAAAATGATTACCCTTGTCCAAAAACCATTCTTGTAGGCCATCATCCTTATCTTTCCCAAGGCGAACACGGCGACGCAACCGGCAAACGTAAAGATTTTTATGAAGAAATCCTACAACTTAATTTTGATGCAGTAGTGGCAGGTCATGATCATCATCTCTCATATGAGGGGAAAACTAAGAACACTCATCATTTCATAACTGGAGCAGGTGCTAAACTTCGAGATTTTGATCAGGTGAGAGAAAAGACTTGGGGAGTGTCCAAGTTAGGCTTTTTAGTTTACGACGGTTCCTGGGCCTTTTTTGGCATTAATAACGAAGAATTATGGAGATTGTATGAATGACAAAAGAAAATTTAAAACGTTTTACCGACCTTTTAACCCTGAGTCAGAACATCGTGAAAATATAAACAACTTGGCGAACTTAATGTCGCAGTCGATTTCAGCTTTTTTTATAGATCAAGGTGATCAAATGGAGCCGACTGTTTCTGCTGATGCAACATTGGCAATATTGTACGGAATAGTCATGTCATTTGCCGAGGCGGATCAAACTGAAAATGCACTAAGGGTTTTGCAAGGAGTAGAAGAAATGGTCAGAGATTCTAAGGCCAGAGTCTTTGAAAAAGAAACAGCAAATAAACTTTTAAAAATTAACCCTAAATAAAATCTATTCACCACAAAGTGAAGTTGGGGATTGTCATGTCCCTACTCACCCCCTTATTTCTCGTGTTTTCTTATGTTTTATACTTTATCTCTTCTAATATAGCATTAGAGAAGACACACCCAAATATGTGGTCCTATGATATCAAATACTTAACTAAAAACAGACTAGGCTCAGAGCGTTAAAATTTTTCATTTATTTAAGTCTGGGTGTGTCAGAGCTAAAATTTGATGCAGGGTCAAAAGTCGATATTTTTCAAAAATGTTACGGTTTTTAGCAGTTTTTGTAATTTGGTGATTTTTAGATGTGGTTCAAAAAAGGTTTAATTTGGACAAAGCGTCTTACTAAGCTTTAAAATTTTGGCACTAAATCTTAAATACTAAATATTTTTAGTTTGACGATCGTATTTCAAAATAGTTCGATGTTTTCTTTATAAAAGTCGATTTGGATCTAGTCGCGGCCATGTTTTGGGTAAGGAAAAAGAAATAATCTTTACTTAGGAAATGAAAAAGGCCATGATTCAAACCCTTATTAACTGACAATTATAAAGGAATTTAAAACATGACCTTATTAAAAACTCTATTCTCGGCACTTAGTGCTGATGGAATTCTTGTATCAAAAAGACGCAGTAAAGTATACATAAAAACTCCCCAGTCTGGCGAGACCCACTTTAACGAAAAAGAAGTCCTTAGAATTTTGGGCCCTTACGCTCAAAATGATCCAAACCTACTTCCGTTATTAATGGATGCAGATTTACCAGAAAAGTTGTCTACTCTTTATGCTCAAAAAGAAGAAGATGATAAAGAGGAAGAAAAGCTACAAACTGTTGAAGAACTATTAGGCGGTCCTAATTTAGATATGTTCTACGATATCGAATCTGGAGAATATATAGTCGCTGATGTTGAAAGTCACAGACTAGTACTTAAAAAAGCTACAAACTATCTTAGACGATACAATCAGAAAATTACTAACTACCTATATTCCAGAGCAAAACCTTGCAAACTTGTTTATAAACCTAGTTACGATGATGAGTGTTTAGAGCTGAACTCTCCAAGTATGAAAGAATGTATACAAGAAATTAATATCGCAGAACCTCCGGAATATTGGAATCATTTAGACGATGCTGAAGCTTTTCTTCCAGAACGTATTCAGAAATTATTCCTCCACCTTTTCCCAGACAAAAATGACTTAGATTATGTTTATGGATGGATACACTATTTAATATTTTCCAGGAATGAAACATTTCTATATCTATCAGGTGAGCAAGGAACAGGTAAAACTACTTTGGCCATGTTGATGTGCCATCTTGTCGGGTTTGATAACTTTCACATTGTAAAAGGTTCCTTTCTTAACGATAAATTTAACGACTATCTTTGTGAAAATAAACTAATCTTTGCAGATGAGTTTCGTTGTGTAACTGAACAAGAAAAAAGTACTTTAAAGGCCATAGCTAATGACTATGTAGGTACAGAGAAGAAAAATATAGAACAATCAACAAAACAAAATAAGGCCTCTTTTGTTTTAGTAAATAACCAATCACATCATTTTGTGATCTATCCCGAAGATCGAAGAATATCTACTCCTAAAATATGTGACCAAAAAGTTGAAGATGTTTTTGGAAGGGAGTTTGCGGAACAATTGCAAAAGGATATTGTCGATCCCCAATGTCTTGCAAAAGTTTTCAACTTCTTTAGGTATTTAGAGCCTACATACAGCCGTTATGAACCTCTTAAGAACCAACATTTTTATGATCTAGTATCCACAAGCGTTTCCAAATTTTATAGATTTTTAATTGTGTATGTAACTTCACAAGATCGAAAAGAAGTTAAATATACTGAGATTGGAGAAATATTCCGAAAAGGATCTCCTTATTCTAAGAAAGATATACCGAGTCCAATAGCTATAAAACACTTTCTCACTCACTACAAACACAATGGCCATGAAGTTCTGGTTGATTACGAGTCAAAAAATGCTTTAGAGGCCACATACTTTCTAAACCCTGAAATTCTTACAAAAGTGGAATATTCTGACTTGGAGGACTTATGATTCGAGCACATATAGATTTTGAGTTTAACAGTACAGCAGAACCTAAGTTGAACTTAGTATCTTGTGCAATAAAGCGAGTTGAATCTTCCAAAGGAGAACAAAAGATATCTCCTACGGAGAGCTTTTGGTTAGTAGGAGGAGAAGATCGTGACAAATTGCTAGCAAGATTAAAAGAATTAAGGGAAGAAAGGGCCATATTTTGTGCATGGTACGCTCCCGCGGAATGTTCCTCATTTCTCGCACTAGATTTGAATCCCTTAGATTATAGATGGTTTGACCTTAAAACTATGTACGCTATGCTTCTGAACCAGAAAGAGCGGTTTATGTATCAAGAGCAGTTGATCGACGGAAAGGAAGTCTATACTTATCCTTCTCGGATGAAAGAAATAAATCCATCTTTCTCATCAAAAAAGGCCCAAAAATCTCTAGTCGCAGCAACTTACAAACTCCTTGGCATCAGAAGAGATTCTGAACACAAGGACCAAATGCGCGATTTAATTATTTCAAATCCAGATTCATATACTGAAGAGCAAAAGAATTCCATCATCGACTACTGTAAAGAGGATGTTGAGCATATGGAAGATCTTTTTCAAAAGCTAGTTGCGTGGTTGCAGAAATATCTAAAAATTGCAGATTGGGATAATAAGAAATTTGTAACCACATTTTTAGGCTTTGGAGAATACGGAGCTTTAACGGCCTTGATGGAAAGAAAGGGTTACCCGGTCAACACTGTTCAGCTTTATAACTTCAGGGATAATGTTGGCAAAATCATCAATGATATGTGTCGCGATATCAATGAGCAGAACCTACCATTTGAGCCTTTCAAGTGGAACAAACGGAGAGGATCATTTTCTTTAAAAGAGAAAGAGCTTAGGGAGTGGCTAGAAGTCTCGTTTTCAAGAGCAGAATGGGAACAAACCTCCAAGCGACAGTACTCATTATCTCTGGAGGCCTGGCAGAAAAAATATAACTACTCTCACGACTATCCGAGGGATTGTCTCGGTGCTCAGATGGTTAGATTTAAAAAACTAAAACAGTCCCTAAATGGGATTGCTCCCAAACCTGCAACGGCCAAAAACAAAAAAACTATTTTTGATTTTCTGGGGAGTGATGGTCGAGTGCGCCCGATGATGGGAATATACGGATCACAAAGTTCAAGATCACAACCTTCGGCCATATCTTTTATCCCTCTCAAGGCAGCATGGATGAGGGCCTTAATACAACCAAATTCAGGGAAAATGATTGTGGGAATAGACTGGGGATCCCAGGAATTCCTCATTTCGGCCATTATTTCAAAAGATAAAAATATGTATGAGGCCTATACTTCAGGAGACCCGTACTTTCACTTTGCAAAATTAGCAAAAGCAGTTCCCAAAGATGCTAAAAAAGAAGACCACAAGCAAACAAGACAGCTATTTAAATCAACAGTTCTTGGAATCATGTACAACATGGGTGTTACGGCCCTAGCTAAAAAACTCTCCAACGATACAGGTATGCAAGTGTCGGAAGACAAGGCCAGAGAACTTCAAGAGAGCTTCTTCAAGGTATTCAAGAAGTTTGCAAAGTATGTGGAAGAAATTAAGAGCGTTCATTTTGAAGCTGGGATGCCTTTAAGTCTCCCAGACGGTTGGACCATGTTTGGAGATAATCCCAACTGGCGAAGTGTAACTAATATGCCGATCCAAGGCCATGGGGCAGTGATTATGCGACTAGCAGTAAAGTATGCATACATGAGGGGCATTGATATTATCTACACCCTCCACGATGCACTTTATGCAGAAGTAGACACTTTAGACCTAGAAGCTGTGGACTCTCTTTACCAGGCCATGAGCGATGCTTTTCAAATGGTTTGGGAAGACGAGACACAGCAAGAATGGGCCAAAGCTATAAGACAAGATATCGACATTTGGGGACCAGATTTACAAGATATGACCTATATCACTCCTGAAGAAAGAGAGTGTAAAGGGCAGACAATATACATTGATGAAAGGAGTCAAAGTGATTACAACAGATTCAAAAAATACTTCTGAAAAAGATGAAGTAGCTGAACAAGCTGCAAAATCTATTAGGGCCTTAGCGGAACTAGCAGAATTTGGTAAAGGTAAAACACCTGAAGCTAAAATGGAGTTAGTGACCACACTAAATCATTTTTTAAACCTTGTAGTTTTTCTAATAAGACAAGACAAAATAAGATCGAAAGAGTATCGTCTGCTACTCACCTCTATTAACGAAGTGAAAAACGAATTAAAAGAAGTAAAAGAATTAGGAGGGGAAAATGGCTTTCGAAGAAGTAAAGACACAGAAGACTTACAAGGGCGGATACTCGGACAAGACGACTAAGCAGCCCAGGTTTAAAGTCGGAGAGGTACTTGTAGAGGGGATTTACATTGGTACATCGCCCAATAAGTACGACAAAGAAGGAACAAAGCCAAATTTAGATTTCGAGACTGAAGACGGTATCACAGTGTTAAATCACTCTGGACATTTATCATATTTAATCAAAAATTTTGTACGGCCAGGTATGAAGGTTCAAATTTCATACGCCGGGCAAGATACTTTGACTAAAGGGGCATTTGCCGGAGATAAAGCGCATCAATTTAAGTTAGCTATCGACCATGAAAATTCCAGGCCTACAGAGCCAGTAAGTCAAACCAGCATAACTCCTGATAAGACTGAAGACTACAGCCTGGATGACATGGATGACTAAGCTATCTTATTCGAGTGCAGGGCTTATTAAGTCCTGCACTCAAAGATACTACTACTACAAAGTTGAACAGGCCGATATTGACATTGATTATCAAGATGACACTAATGCACTCGATGTTGGTAAGGCCTTTCATTTTATACTAGAGACCAACGGACATACCGATAAAGACGTTAGCAAGCTAGCAGAAGAGGCCGCTGAGAACTACTACTTATCTACCAGAGATAAATTGCTCGTTATTGCAATGGTTCTAAAATATGTGAAGCTCCACAAAGAGTCAGGTCTTCATGTTTTGGCCTGTGAGGTTCCTTTAAACTCTGAAGAATATCTAGGTTTTGCGGATGTGATCTTAGGAAACCCTGAAACGAAAGAGTGGTGGATTGGTGATCTCAAGACAGCATCTATGATTAGTAAAGATACTGGTGTGAGACTACACCGCGATACACAGCTAAATCTATACAGCTATTTCAAAGATCAAATTGCAGAGGAATTAGGACTTGATCCTAAGAAGTTTGCAGGCATCCGGTATAGAGTCACTACAAAATCTAAAGCAAACCCCCGGGTAAATGAATCAGACGCTGCATTTGTAAAGCGTATGTTTAAAGCAGTGGATTCGTATGACTATTCGGTGCCAGTAAAGTTGCTTGATCCTAAGAAGTTTTATAAGGACCATTTAGACATTCAAAAATTGGCCATAAAGTTAAAGGATGGGAAAGTTAAGCCGATGAAAAATTATCAGGCCTGCTTTAATTACTTTCGCCCATGTCCTTATTGGTCGAGATGTCACGGTTCTAACTTTACAGACAAGAGTTTGGGAATTAGCTGCTTATCAACTAAAGACTTATGAAACTATATGAATTTCAAGAAAAAGGCGTAAAGAAATTACTTCAACGTAAGTATATGCTTTTAGCCGATGAGATGGGACTTGGTAAAACTGTCCAGGCATTAGAAGCTGCCAAGCGTGCCCAGGGCCAAGTCCTTGTCGTCTGCCCGGCTTTCTTGAAAAATAATTGGTACGATGAGGCAAGAAAGCACTGTGGCCATGACTTTGCCCAGGATATGCAAATCCTATCATACACATCTTTAAACAGAATGAAGTTTCCAAACTATGACTTCGATGTGGTTATTTGCGATGAAGCTCACTATCTTAAAAATCCAAAATCAAATAGAACTGGAGCATTTTTCAGTTTCCTCCACAATGTAAAACCGGAGTACCTTTTTCTTTTAACAGGGACTCCAATAAAGAATCGAGTTGGAGAGTTTTGGACTTTGCTCAAAATGCTTAGTATGTGTCCTAGTGGCACTAACGGCATTAAGATGAAAATGAATTACTGGGAATTTCAAAGACATTTTATGGATATGTATCCGGTAAGAGTTAGAGGCCAAGTCATTCAGAAATTTCAAGGTATGAGGAATATTCCAGAATTGAAAAGACTGCTTAGAGATAAGTATCTCCGCCGTCTCGCTGATAAGGTAGATCTACCGCCTCTCACTAGGAAACATATTAACTTGAAATGTTCTACAGAGAAAAAAGAAGAAGATTTAGAAGCTGCTTGGGGTAATTATAATGGTGGTAAGAAAAACTCTCATCTAATGACTGTAAAAGCGGTTCATGCTTTGGCCAAAGCTCCAAGAACTAAGTTTTATGTTAATGATCTTATAGATCAAGGAGAACAAATAGTTCTCTTTACGGATCATGTGGATGTGGTCAAATATTTTAAAACTCAGTGGGGCCATAACTGTGCAGCTATTACAGGATCTACTTCAATGGACGACAGAGATAGAGCGGTTAAAAATTTTCAAGCTGGAGTTATCCATACAATAGTGGCCACAATTGGAACACTTTCAACAGGTGTCACTTTAACGGCCTCTAGCAATTTAGTTTTTAACGATTACCCTTGGGTACCTGCCGATCTATTGCAAGCTGAAAAAAGAATACATCGAATAGGACAAACAAGGCGGTGTACTATACACTACCTATTCTCTTCAGCAACAGACTTTAAAATATTTAAACAAATTGAAGATAAGTTAAAAGTAATTACGGAGGTTGTATGAGTATTAAAATGACTTTAGGGCACTTAAATAACGATTTATTTTGGGGAGCTTTAGAAGTTCTTGATGGCAGTAGAAATTTACCAATAAAAACTTCTATGAAACTTAATAAATTAAGACAAAAAATACAGGTTGAAATTGCAAGTGGGAAGAAAATATATGACACCGTATTACAAGACTTTGCGGAAGTAGATGAAAATGGACAGATGAAAGTTGAAATGGTGGAAGATCAGGGGATTAAAAAACCCATCCCTGTTTTGAAAGAAGGTGCTAACAGGGAAGAGTATTTAAAAAAGCTTGAAGAATTTTTTGCAACTGAAATAGAAATTGAAATGAAACCTTTTACAGTAAGCGAATTTGAAAAGGCCGAGCTATCTCCAAAGATGCTCAGACTTCTCGCACCTATAATGGATGTTTAATCCATATCCTCTTCTTCATGCATTTTTTCATTAGCTAGTTTCTTAAGATCCTCGATTGATTCAATTTTTTTCTTGAGGATCTTTTTCACTTCTTTCATAAGAGGAGCATTGGCCTTAATTTCCATTGCTCGTTGAAGAGTATCTGCCGCTGATTTAACTTCATACTCTTCAAACTTACCCATCATTTTTTCTTTCATACATTCTTCCTTCATTTTTGTTCACTTGCTGCTTGTTGTTCAATGGCCCAAGGATTAATTCCAAGATTCATAAGGAATTGTGCTTCCTGAGCATTAAAGCCTTGATTTCCTAATTTACCTACAGATTGCATATAGTTTTTAAAGGCCAATGGAGAAGCAAGCATTGTCCCTGCTATGGTACCACCTGCATAACCTAAAGAACTAGGAATTCCTAAAGACTTGGCCAAAGACATTCCGGCCGCTCTTGAAATGTTATTGATAATATTTGTCTTAGAGGTTGATGTAGTCCCTGCTCTACTGAATTGGTGGACTCCGGCATTCGTAGCAAATTCATAGCCTTTTAAATCCTTACCTACATCAGTCAAATCAATTCCAGTCTCTTGGGCTATTTGCTTCATTTTTTGATAGCGAGGATCTAAATCTGGATTCTTAGTATTAGGGAGAGATGCTCTAGTGAGCTTCTGATCGCCTTTATTAATAAATGCCTCAGGTTCTAACATTCCTGAAACTTTTCTTTTATCACGGAAGCTATCTGCTAAAAATTTCTGCATTCGTAAATTGTCATGATATTTCTTACCTAACTCTCCAGACTCAGGAATAATTTCTTTGGCCACATCATTAATTTTTTTAGAGGCCTTACCTATAATTCCTGAAATCTGCTTGGCATAGGCCGGATTATCAAAAGCAAATTTGTCTTTTAGTCTACGATCTAAAGCTCCTAAGTCTTTCTTAATATCGAAAAATCGAGGAGCCGGTATAGAGTCCTCATTGATGAATTTCTCAATAGGCTTATCTGGAAAGATAGGTTTCCCATCAATTAATGCAACTTTATTAACTATGTCCTCATTTGATCTCATAGCTGTATTCAGTTCTGACTTATACTTCTGACTAAGTTTTCTATCTGCAAAGATATCTGACCAAGTTAGAGGAGAAACTTCTTGTGCTTTATTAACCTGAAATACATTTTCAAGCTCTTTTGTGAGACCTTCCAGTAGCATCTGATCTTCTTTTGCTAAGCCGCTTTTGATTTGCTTAGTTTCTAATCTCTCAATCTCATCAGTAATAATGCTTTTAACAGGAGAGATATCAATATTTTTACCTTCTTGAGCATATAACTCTCCAATCTGTTGACCTATTTTACGACCTTGATCTACTAAGGCCTCTTCGGTTTGTCTAAGAGCATCGTTTGCATAATTTTTTGGTCCTACAGCTTCTATGGCCTCCATCATTGCTGGACGTTTAACAGCTCTTTCGAGTACCTCGGGACTTATTTGGGCCAATTTTTCCCCTGCCATCTTAACAAGTGATTCACCTGCATCTGCCATGGGACTAATAACCCCAGACTCTACAAACCCAGCAAGCTTAGGAGAGTTAGCCAAAGATTTCCCTAACCCTTTTGCTCCGGCCTTACCGACTCCAAGTAAAGGTACTGGCAAACCTCCTAAGAGTGCAGACGTTTGAACTTGCTCGGGATTTATCTCTTGTGGGATTCCGGCCCATTTTCCTAGTTGTTGTCTTAGGGCCTCCCCAGCAGCACCCGCAGCAGCTCCTCCGGCCATACCGCCAGCAAGAATTCCAGGCAATCCTGCTGGTGCCCCCATTACAGCTCCAGCAGTTGTGGCCACACCTTCGCCTACACCTTGAAGAGCATTAAAAGCAATATCCCCAATATCTTGAGGAATATCTGCATAGCTAGAAAAGTCTTTAATATCAAAATCGGGATCTAAGGCAGTATATTCATTATTTGAACCTCTTTTCCTCGCAAAAATATCGTTATCTACTTTTGTGAATTCCAAATCAGGATAATTCTTTTGAAGATAGTTTATTGAAGCAGAGGAGTCGTTTGATAGGTTCTTTACTACCATACGATCAATTGCTGAAATATCTGGATTTTTAACTCTAGTATTGATTCCTTCGTATTTAGAAGGTTTTTCCGGAGGCATTTGAATTGTTGGTCTTTCTCTTTGAGCAGCTAGAGTTTCAAGCTCTAACCTTTCATCTTCAGTAAGAGAATCCCAATATTGCTTTAACTGATCTTCGGGTAAAGAATCTAGTTGGTTTAATAATTCATCCATTAGTTACCCCTTAAAGATTGGAATTTCTGAAGGAGAGTTTTACCGACATCTTTTCTACCTTCCTTTTGTTCTAGCTTAGTAGGTAGCATAGGAGCAGCTTGCATATTTCCTAGTTGAGCCGCAGTATTTAAAGCCTGTTGGCGAAGTCTTTTCTTTTCCATGATAGTTTCTTTAGTATCAAATTTTTGAGGATAAAGTCGGCTACGAACTTCTTTAATAAGTTTTTCGTCGGGTGTCTTTCCAGGCATCATGGCCCTAATATATGCTTCGGCACCAATTTTTTCAGCTTGATCGAACTGTTGAGCATCATCATACTTTAAAAATTTGGAAACTATTCCGGGCGCTCCTTGTCTAGCAATATCTGCTGAGCTAGGTAGCATCCCTTCCGCTTGTACAATCTCTCTGGCCGCATTAGCTGCAATAATTTGCTGGGGTGTAAGTGGTTTCCCTGCACCTGATTTAGCTTTCAACATTGCCAGCTTATCTCTTTCCAACCCAATCCGTTCTTTAGCGAGTTCGTTTTGAAGTGCATACTGTTCAACTTGTGCAAGCTTTCTAAGATTCTCAAGAGGGTCTTGCTGCACCGGCATTTCATTTTGAACAATAGGAACTAATCTGGACCCACTCCAAGTATCCGAAGCAGCGGCCAAAGTCAGAGGTGTGGCCCACTCTCCGCGAGTTTGTCTCTCTGGCATATTGTTTAATGCCTTTTGATTGTATTCTCTAAGTAATTGAAGTGTGTCCATTTTTATCTCCTAGAAGTATCCCCATGCAGACATAGTTTGATTGACTTGCGGCTGAGTTACATAGTCTTTTGCATATGGATTGCTCAACGGCTGCACATAATTGTGAAAGGGTTGAGTCATAAGATTCAAGTCAGGCATCGGATTCATTGGATTTTGCATTGGTGCTTGGGGAGCTTGCTGCATATACTGAGCACCTAGTGAGGCCGTATTAGGTTTAGCACCTGCTGCGGCTTGGGTACTTCTGGCGACAGTTGTAGTGCCTTTATCACCCATTTCATCTTCCAACTTTCCACCCATTTTATCCCAGAGACCTCCAAGGGTTGCACCTTGCAACGATGATCCAAAAAGATCAGCTTCTTGGATTGCTCCAGGCTGTATACCTGTCCAAGGTGAATAAGCTGCTTGGGTAGCAGCAAGTTGTCGTTGTCTGTTTTCTCGGGGTTGATCAAAAAGAAAATTTTTACCTGCTCCAACAAGAGCACCTATAAGCATTGGATTCATATATATCTCCTACAGTCCAAACATTCCTAAAATTCCAGGATTTCTCCCGCTTTCAATATAGGCATTACCAGTCTTCGCACCTGCATAGGCCTTTTGCTGTTCCATCCAGTTAGACAACCTTGTCTGATCGGCCAATGCAGCTTCATCCATTGCATTCTTGATGTTGTACATTTGTGGTTGAAGTGCTGCCATCTCACGGCCAGGTTGTGCCATCATCTCTTGAGCATATTGTCTTCCGGATTGTTTATAAGCGTCGTATAGATTGCCCATTTGCCCCATAGCTGCTTGTGTTCTTAACGGTGCAGTTTGCTCCATAGTCTCCATTCTGTTCTGAATTGATCCTGGGCGTGATAATGCTTTTCTTCTTTGTTTACTAGCATCTTGCATCCTATACATACCTGCAACATTTGCCATTTGAGCAGCTTCGTTGAAACCTGGCTGTAGTGGATTTCTAGCTCTTGCTCGAAGTGCTTCAAGAGGTGCCTGATCTATAGAGCTTCTTAGCCCTGCTCGCATTTGACCGTCGGGATCTGTTACATCTGTGAATGTTGCAAGAGGGACTTGTCCAAACATTGGGTGGCTGTAGTTGGGATCTGCTCCTCCGCCAGGAGTAGTTATTTCTCCCCAAACTGGACCCATATTATAGTTCCAATTTGAATTTCCCATGTAGGCCGAACTTGAAATATTAGGCCTTGAAACTGGAGAGTTTGTTTGTGCAAAAACCATTATATCCTCCTACCCGAAAAGGCCGCCGAATAAGTTTCCGAGAAGTCCTCCCGATCCAGCATCTGCAATAGCTTGCCCTGACTGGCCAGCAGCAAAATCGCCCATTTCAGTTTGGTAACGTATTTTATCCAGGGCATCTAGTCTCCTCTTCTCTTTCAATCTATTCGACATATTAAATTGTTGTGCTTTGGCTAGGTTCAAATCACCTTCAAACGCTCCACCCATAAAGTCTGCTCGCATTTGAGCGTCTGTTTTTTGTCGATCAAGATCAAGCATTCTTTCTTGTCGTCTAAGGTTTTGTTGGTCCAGCATATTTTGATTTCTAGTTCTGTCAGCAATCATCGCGGCCGAGGCAGCATCCATTCCACTTTTTGCAGATTGTTCACTCATGGCCACTTGAGCATCGGACAAGTTTGATCGGTATAGACGATCTGCCAATTGTTGCTTATTTGCATTCATTCCTCTTAAAGACATTGTTGCCCAGGGAGATTGATTCGAGAATGCAGCTTGTTTTAGTCTATGAACTGCCGAGTTTGCCTGGGTTGGATTCAATGTTAGGCCGGTCGGCAGTCTCATATGTTGATCAAGTAATCCTAAAGCTTGGAAGTTTCCAGGTTTGGGAGGGACGGTCATCATTTGGGGTTGGTTGGTATATCCGGCTAATGGACCACCAATCACATTTCCTACAGCACCAAGTGCGCCGCCAAAGATATCACCTACAGAGCCAGTTACTCCGCCTATTGCATCGCCTATTCCGCTTAAAAGACCCATTAGAAACTCTCCTCGTAAAATGAAAGATCAAGAGGTATTGTCGAATCCCCATCAGGAACCATATTAGATAAGGTGTCTCGCATTTTTTCTCGTAATCTTTCTAAATCAACTTTTGCAAGTTCGAGGTTAGGGTGGCCTTCTTTTTCATAGCAGCGGACTTTCATATATTGCATTACTACCGCTGCAAACTCAGGAATATCGCAAACGGAAGTGTCGCCGGTCATTCTGTTTGCATTTCTTAAATAGTGTACAATGAGTCCGCCCGTTAAATCCACCTGTGAGGCCGGAACTAGTTTAATTTGAGGTGTGTCATTGATATCCGCAGCAGTATTATTGATGATGTAATACTTGTACCAATCTGTTGTAGAATATCTCTCCGCAAACTGTTGCACCTCTAACCTGTCATAAGGCTGCATTCTTCTCATCTTATAGATAGTACCGCTGTTGTCGTTATAAACAATTTCACGAATCTTCATAGCATAAATGCCAGTGGGCAATTCGTACAGTGATTGGCCCTGAACTAAGTCAATAGTGGTTTCGGACAGAAAATAATCTTCATATATCGTGTGGACTTCTGCTTCGATTTCATCAATTCCATCGTTGCAATAGTCCAGCATTTCCTCAGAAGTGATAAATAATTCGTCTTGTAGGTCTAAGGCCCTTCGGACTTTTGCATTTATATCTGCATAAGTTATATATTGCATTTATTGCTCCATAAAGTTATCAAGTTTTTCAATAAAATAATTTAGTACGTCTGTAGTTAAAAAATCGTGATACTTGTTTTGGGGTTGTGCAAGCATGAGCAATATCTCTTTAAAAGATTTCACAAGTCCGGAAGCTGCACATTTGTTTAAATTAGAAAAAACAGAAGCTCTAATAATATACTCCTGTTCACACATCTCATAAAAATCTAGTTCTAATTCAAAAGAGCTTTCTCTGTAATAAAAAGCAAACTCTCCATATAAATCGTATAGAAGGGAGGTCAATAATTTATTGGACCTATCTTTCTGGGTAATATACTCCGCGATGATTTTACCCTTGCTAATAGGTTCCACATAACTTTCGTCATATTCCACGGAATCGGTTTGTGAGTTATAAGTATATGCTTTAGGATTTTTCCCTTCTTCCAAAACAACATATGCAAATTTATTTAAAGGATATCCCTTTTTAACAGTAAGTGATTTGCCAGGAACACTTGCAACTAGTTTATTCAGCTCTTTATTTAAAATTCCAATTCTCATAGGATTGCTCCAGCATAACCGCCCTCTCTCCATGCAGTATAGAAAAGTGCAAAGTCTGTTAATATTGCATTTCCGGCATACGTGTCAGACCCAGAAACATCTCTAGTAAGTCGTAGCCATAATTTTGAATTTGGAGCGTTGCTCGCCTGTTGTGTTACTGCTTCTGGAATTTCAAGTTCGATTGTTTTAACTCTGTCTTTGTTATTTTCAGATGCGCCTACGGTGTCTAAAACTGTAACGTTTCTTTCATTTGTAAATGTTGTAGGTGCTAAAGCCGTAGAAGTATATACAGGGTCCATCTCAGCACTAGTGGCCCAATCAACTACCCACTGTATAACTCCTGAGAGAGCAGTGTCCACGAAATAAGATATTGTTAGCTTAACAGGAGCGCTTGTATCAAGTTCAAAAGGTATAAATTGAGAAAAGATTATAGCTCTGTCTTGGTTTGTTGGAAAACTATTCCCTGTGGCAGCGATACCCAAGTTGTCTGATAAATAAAAATCTTGGTCTGTAGGGGCCTTCCCAACGTTTGAAAAAAGACCTCCAAAAGTTATTGGAAACTTCTCTTCAATTCTTGAAAGCCCATACATCCTTTGAAATCCATCGCTTTCAAGCTCCATCCTATTGGTGTGAATTTTAAATTTTTCAAAAATAGGTGCTGTAGTTATTGAGCTAGAAATACGAAGTCGTATCCAGTAGACATTAGTGCCAAAACTTACGGGGTCGTTTACGGCCCAGTCATCTTCTAATCTAGGATCAAATAATGCTTGAAAGCTTCCTGTATCCGTAAATTTGTCATTGGCCAAAGATTGGTGAGGTCTGTCAGACTGAGTTTGCATATGATTAAACTCTGTCCAAGCGCCATTCCAGTATTCAAAAACGATATCTCCCGAACCAAGCACTGCCGCTGTAGTTATGAAGTTTTTAATCCCGTAAAATTGAATAGGGCTGACAGTATCAAATGCAAACCCTACATAGATTGCAGAGTTGGTATTTGTGTTTGGAAATGTAAACGTCGAACCGCTTGAACTTGCGGCATCTTCAGAAACATCAGTATAAGTGGAGCCGTCATATGTATAGACCAGCATCCCTAAAACCGTAGAGTCTCCTTGCCCAAAAGCACTTTCACGGCCTGAACCTGGCAGCCCTACAGAAAGTTCTGACAAACACCTAAGCTGGTTGTCGTCAGGAGTGATGTTAAAAAAGTATCCTTCAATAACTGATGTATTTGTTATAACTGCTTTACTAAACTCATACGACCCCGAGATGACTTCTACAGAAGAATTGCCATTTTGGTCAAAAACAACGTTACTTCCGGTGTCAGAAACATCACCGTAAAAGCACGATCCAGTATCACCATTAACTTCATATAAAGTTCCTAGACTAGTAGTCCGTCCTGAAAATATAAAAAGTTGAGAGTCTCCATTTTGAACAAACCCTTTTGTATTAGTCCCATCGCCAAGAATGCTAAAGCCATCCACAGTTAATGTAGTGTTTGAATTTCCTTCAAAACAAGTGCCCGAGTTTTGAAGTATTAAAGAATTAGAACCACTTATTCTAAAAGTACCTGTAGTGTTTTCAACTTTTAAACAATTCGACCCTTGATTAAAAAATAAGTCGTTGAATGAGCCTACACCGGTTCCAGTTCCTGACCAAACAACGTGCCAGTTTGAAGCATTAGTAACACCTTCAAACGATATAGATCTGAGGGAAGAGCTTGCACCTAACGTGACTAAGTTAGCGTTTGCATTAGTAGCTTTTAGCCTTGTTCTCGGTCCTTTTCCGCTTATTAAAATGTTTGTGTAAGCAGAAAAATCCACAGGATCTTGATCAATAATGGCAGCATCACAATCCACGTGAAGAGGTGATAAAGCTGTGGCAGTAATATCCCCAGCAACTAAAGCATCGTAAACGCCTGTTAAGGTTTGAAACGGTTTATAGAAAGAACCTGTTCCGGTGGAATCATTTCCATCTGGAGATACAAATACAGTGCCGCTGGATATAACAATATTTAGATCTTGCTCGTCTAGTTGTCTCCAATCGTTTATTCCCGTATCAGTTTTCTTCCAGAACGTTGATCCGCTTGCAGTTTTGTACTGATAAATAGTTCCAACAGGAAAATCTTGACCTACAGGACTAGCTTCCCCACCAGAATATACAACAGTTGTACGGTCTCCAGGATTTTCAATTTCAATTCCATTTTCAACAATGTACGTTTTATCTTTATTTAAGCTCATCTTTCCTCAAAGTGTTGAAAAGGGGCCTTAAAAATTATATCCTTGGCCCCTTTTAAACCATTTTAGATTTGCATCCTTGCTCGTCTAGGATTGGTTCTCACCTATGCTAACTAAAACTGATTAGGGATTCTTGTTGCGTAAAAAGATGCCGCAGCACCAGCAGAAACTCTAAGTCTCATTTCTTGAGAAGCACCTGTTCCGTTTAGATCTACTGAAACTCGGTACGTAAAGTTTGCACCTAAATTTAATTTAGATGCTACAGTGTCATCCACATTTACAGCATCAGCAGCGGCATGACCGTCATGTCCTGCAAAGATAACAAGATGTCTTTTTCTTGTAGCATCTGAATCTAGCTCGACAGTTACTAACCACTTAGCACACGCCACGTCGTCTACTAAAACAGAATCTAAAGTCACCGCTGTTGTAACGGCCGCTTGAGAAACTGAGGTTAAAGTTACAAGAGCTTCTACATAAGTTTCTAATTCTTGAAAAAGAGATTTAGCATCTGAATTGTCTGTAAGTATTGTACCTGTAAACGTTCCAAAGTCTGATAGCGTTTGAGCATCAATTCCTAAAATTGAAATAACGTTATCTTGATTTCCATCAAGCTTTTCAATTGCAGATTCAACAGTGTCAGAAACTCCAACATCACCAGCTCCAGGAGTATACCCTGATGATATGTTAATTCCTGTGGCCAAGTCCCAATTAACATCGCCAAGCTTGATAATTGCAGAGCCGTTGTAAGTAACAATGGCCTGACCCTCTTGAGCAGCAGGCGAGTCTGGTAGATAGTTTCTAACTACAAAAGTATCGCCATCTGCTAAAGCATCTCCAGCAGCAGCAAGAGTGATGTTTGGAGATGAGATTGCTGTAACTTCAAACAATGCAGGAGTTCCATCAACATCACCAATTACATATTCGCCAATTGCAAAATCTGTATCTGCAAGGCCTTGCTCATTATCCGCCCAACCAGTCGGATCAGTTGAGCCGGCAACTAGGGCCTCATTAGTAGCAGCTCTAACAAGCTCACTTCTCCAAGTAACGTTTAAAAGATCATCAGCATTGGCCTGACGAACCCACTTATCTGTACCTGTTCCAGCAGTATCTTTAATATAAAAAGAACCGTTAGTTCTAAAAAATGCAGACCCTACTTCAGCATCATCATCAAATGTACCGATTGATCCTGGCTCTGCTGATCCAAATAGTAGCATTACACCTGTATCTGAGTTTTCACTCAGTAGGTGAACCCCTTGTTCAATTCCAAATAATTCTCTTGCCATATCCCCTCCTAATTAGGCTATGTGATGTTACCAAGTAACACTTGTGTAATTTCTACTTGCAAATCGAATAACTCGTTATTCTGAATTGTAAGCTCAATATCTCCCCCAGAAATCGCACTACTTATAGAGTAGTTTATCGGATTGCCTCCCGAAAAGCCTGAGATATTTTTCAATCCTGAAGTTGTTCCATCGGTGTTTAGAACGACTAGTTCTTGATACTTAGTCACATCCTCGGCAATGTTGTATGCCAAGATTGTGTACTTCACAGCTCGGTTGTCTGCTAGGGTGATATTTCCACCTGTAATTGTACCACCTCCCGATGAAGGTGTGGCGGTGGCCTGGGTTAAACCTGGATCTCCTTGCGGACCTTGTGGTCCCGCAGGCCCTGCAATTCCCGCAGTCTGCAATTGATCCAGTTGGAATTTCAAACGGCGGAAATTTTCCCGAATGTAAGTGTCATTAATTTGTTGTAAAAATAAGCTTTTATTATCTGGACTCATGACTCACCTTGGTAAGGTTTTTGCGTCTTACCAAGGAGAGAATAATGCAAACAATATCCGACAAGATTTAGGACTTGATTTTTGAGCTGTCCTCTCATTCTCCAACCTAGAGTACTAGTTGGTGCTTGACCTTCTGGATCGTCGAATGTGACTGTATCGTCTGTTCGTGCAGTAATAAGATATTCCCTGGTATACGCGTCGTTTTCAAAACTGATGTAATAATCTACTGCATTTGACGGAAAGTCAGCAGTAGCTGCACTTACCAGTGTTGCAGTTTTCGCAGTTCCATCGACTGTTACCAATCCGTTGACGTCAGACGAGTCTACTTGAACGTAAGCATTTGTTAATTGAACTTGTTTATAAGAGCATCTAATACCTGTTGCTGGAAATCTTCGCCACTCATCTATCAGGCCATCATAGTTCCAGCGAATATCAGGGTCACCCCAAACAGGATCAGGATCGCCCCAAACAAGTGCACTTTTGAAAATGATAGGTTTTAGATTCAAAGTACTCCTACCATCATCATTTATGCCTGAAATTTGCAGGGCCAAATTTGTGTCGTTATCCGCGGTCAATACCATCCTTGTAAGCCACTTTCTAACGTATGAAGTTCCAAACTTGTATGCACAAGAAACGTAGTTATAAATTATGGCCTTTCTTTCCCAACTAGAAGCGGCCACAAGAGTATCAACTCGAGGGTCGGAGTATAGAAGACTATCGTGATAAAATAGATACCCCCTCCTATCTCCTCTTAATATTTGTTTGTTGTAATAACCTACGGCAGAAGGTGCAAAAGATGCATCATTTGCCCAGGTTGTAATAGGCATCTCATTTTGGATTCCAAAGTTTAAATCCATGCACCAAATTATGTCGTTATCAGTACTGCCATCGCTCTCTTGCATGGCCCAAATGATTCTGTCGTTTTCAGTGTCATAAGTCCCATATATATTCTGAGGATTATTTGCGACTATGCTTTTATATCTAGCATTAAGTTGGGTAGTAAGTTTTAAAGCTTGATAGCCATCCGTCCAATAAAACCCATCGTCGGCAGCAAAGAAAAGACCAATTTGTGTTTGAACAAATGAATTGTGTGACAGTAGACCCACATTATCTTTCAACTTTTGGAAAGTAAGTGCTCCAGTACCGTCATCATCATATGAACCATCCAATCTATATATAGATCTATTGGTTCCAATGACTGTGGAGAAGTTGTAGCTAGATATACCTACAATATCCTCTTCTAAATCAGCATAAAATCCTACTGGAACAGAGTCAGGATCTGATATCTTAGATTGGTACACCCGGTATGGGTACTCAGCAGAACCAAGCTTAGCATTGGCATAATATGTGTAGCCATTAGTAGTATGTACGTATTTACTAAGTGGTGGTGGAGAGTTCTCCTCTATACCGCCAGTCGTGTATAAGGTCGCGGCAGTTATTAAGTCCGAATCGCTAGTACTATCATTATAACTAGCAGTACCATTTGCAAGAGAAGTAACAAAATAGAATGTATCTCCACCGTCAATCGTCCGATATATTTCTAAAGTAATATTGGCAGTATCGTAATTTGAAGTAGCAGTGTTTGATAATGTGGGTATAGCAGTTATGGCCACTGCTGAAGAATTTGGAGCTGCTGCACTTGAAAGTGATTCCTGAGTCACAGGTCCAAAATCGGTATAAGTCAAAGTTCCAACGGTATATTCATATTTATAAATAAATGCGTAAAGGTAGCTTCCTGCCCCCGCACCACCTGCCGTGACAGTGGGTGTGGTGGCAAGTTCTGGTAGTCCAGCAGTTCTGACCTGCCAGTTACCGCCACCGTCTTTAAATAATTTAGTCGGCAGGTTGTAATTGTCATTAGTGAGAATCAACTGAGAGTTCCACTCGGCATATGCCATAAGTGTTGTTGCTGTTCCTGTTTCAAATACAGGATTTCCAGACGGTCCAGTCAAATGATTCCATCCTGCGTCGTAGTTATAAACTCTCCGGGCAGAATGGATTAATAAGTCAGTGTTCTTTTTATAATTAATTATCGTTGAAATTCTTTGAGCACCCAATGGAATTTGAGCATTGGCCTCATCATAAATGTTCGATCCTGGTCGAGTATAAAGTTTCTTATGGGTAGTAATCACGAAATTTTGCCCATATCGGTACTTATGTGGGTCACCATCGAGATAATTGTCCGTTATACCACCGTGAAACTGAGATACCTCAAAAGGTTGAACATTGAGTGTCATGCGTATTTCACCAAAACATCGACAGTGTTGTCATTTATGTAGACGTAAAATGTATTTGCCGATTGTTTTTCTATAGATGGGTAAAATAAATCTCCAGAGTTTGCACCAGAGGCGATCTGACATTGAATAAGTCTACCGTCAAAAGTTAAAGTTCCAGGCATCGTTACTAACTGTCTATACACAGAAGGAGATACTAAAGTCCACCCAGCAGCAAGGAGAGTTTGTGTGGTAAGTGTGATCGAACTAGGCGTCAAAAGTTCACTGTTGTTGCCATCGTGATTATGAGAGTTCAATCTTGTAATATTTGATTCCAGGGCCGGAAAAAATGTACTTCCTCGGTCTCCCGATGCAGGTAATATGTATCCGTTGGATAGAGTGCTGGCCATATAAATTCCTTATATTGTTTTGCGTAGATCGGGTGTGATACTGCTGATTGTAGCATACCCCTTTAAATGATATGAAATTTGGGGCCATGAGTTTATATACTAATCTTCTTGTGACGTAGAGACAAATAGGTTCTTCTCAACTTCTCGCATTGCAAAGTCTTCGTCTAAGGTTCGACACACCATCCCTATGCAAGGGTCACTAAGTTCCAAGACTATATCGTCTTCTCCGGGAAATAAATGCTCGTTAAATCCTACAGAAACCTTTGCATAGTACAAAACTCGTCCTTTGAGTTAAAGTACATCTTATCTATATTCTAAAGCTCTTGGGGGTATTATGACAGAAGCAAAAGTAATATTGTTGCTTGAAAAAAGAATAACTGAGCTGAGTAATCTACTTGCAAAAAAACGATCCGAAGTAAAACAAAGATATCAAAGCAGGGAAATGAAACTACATATTGCTTTCATTGAAAGTACATTAACGATTAATAAAAAGATGCTTGATGTTATTAAAAGGGCATAACTGGGTACTGGATAAACCACAAGTTATGCCCAAGGAGTCTGTTGCATGGACTTAAATTTTACTTTTAAATTCAGTCTCCAACAACCTCTTTATCTTCCTGACGAATTTTCTTAACGTTTTCTATTTCTTCGCGAATAAATTCATCAACATCCTCATCTTCCCAATCATCTTTGATTTGTTTGAAATATTTAACAATTTCAGTTAGGAGAGGAAGGAAGCGAAGGATCGTTCCTATATAAGGAATCGACCCTCCTAATCCACCTACAACCTTGAAAATCTTTAAAAGGAAATTCCAGATTGCAGTCAAATTATGCTCCTAATTCAGCTCTGAATTTTTCGATAGTACCAAGTACCATATCAGCAAGCTCACCAACTTCTTCGCTGGAAAGGTCTCTAGCTTCTGCAAAAATTTCTTTGAAATCTTTTACAGCATCAACTAGTAACTTGGCCGACTTTAGTAGGTCTTTAAGCACAATAAGGTCTTTCAAAGAAACTTTTCCATCTTTGAAAACTTTTGCTCCGGCCATTAGAATCATTTCAAATAGCTTATAAAGCTCTTTAATATTTTTGATTCCAAGCTCTTCCATTTGCTTAACGAAAAGGTATTCTTCTGAGCATCTTGCAGAAGTTACAAACTCTTCTGTTACTTGCATCTCAGGTAGCATAATCTCGCCTAGTAATTCTTTTTCTTCCATCTTACCCTCCAATCTACCCTAGATTACTTTCTAGGATTTTTAATTTTAACTAGTTTTTTACCTTTAACTGCCACTTGATAAGCAATGTCAGTCATAAGGTCTCCTATTTCATATACGAAAGATCCGTCATGTACATTATGAACCATTCCGTAATCTGAAAGTGAGTGAGCTTGCTCATGGCAAATATGTCCAGCAAATCTAGCTCTACCAGCAGCACCTTGTTTCATCCACTTTCTTAAGAAGTAACGATCTGTTCTAATTTTTAGATCCTTGAGGTATGTCCAACCTATAGTTCCATTTGTAGAATATCCATCCCCATAGATTTTGTAGGCCATGTCAAAAACAAAATCTGTCACTCTTTCTACTGAGTCATATCCTCCAATCCACATATTATAGAGTGCATAGTTGCTATACCCTCTTGTCTCTTTCCACTGTTTATTAAGGAATGCGTGTTTGAACTCTTGCGACTCAGCTACATAAAGAAATAATTGGAGAGTTTCCAAAAAGAATTTCTTTTCTGCCTGTGTAAATCCCTCCAACGAATGAATTTCAATGTCCAATAACTCTCCATCTACAATTGTCTTTTTCCCAACAACTTTCACCGGAGCAGGTTTAAAATCTACTGGATGCAAAGGTGGTAAAGGCTCGTCTGGTGCAGGAGTATAAGGCTTTACTTTCTTTTTGCCGTATCTCCACGCTTTGAATCTTGCAACTATTTTTCGGAATAACTTTTTAAACATAAATCCCCCTATTTTAAGTATTCTGCCCAATCTTCGTCGGGTCTAACTTGTATGTGTGCGTGTGTGAAATCGTTTCGGTCTGAACTTTCCGGAGCGTTCCAATTTTTATGGATAACGATTACTCTTTGTACTAAATCTTTAGAGCTGATAGCTCCAACATTGTAAAAGGGGTTTGGCCGTTCGTCAGTAGGTTTTAAATTTACCAACGTGTTAAGATCGTCTACTAACTTCTGTGTCAATTCGTAATTCCATCCATGTGATATATTTAATGACATATCTACGGCCCTCCCTTGAACATGGGTCATGCTTCGGGAGTTATATTTTTCATTTTGAACTTTGGATCTAACTACAGAAGTGAAGACTGGTTCAATTCCGTGCTCTAAGCAGAAAGCACCTATATAGCCCACAACCATGAGCAAGTTTGGGTGTAGATAGGCCAAGTCAATATCTTCATGTGGATTTTTAAACTTTAAAAACTGTTTAACTGCGTAATTTTTCATTTTTACCCCTTTTTAATTAGGGACTATGAAATAAGGTTTGTAAAATTTCTGGAGGTAGTCTATAAGGGTATCAAGAATTGAAGCTTAATACCCTGATATTCTTACACTCCGACCTGTGCGCTGAGTATGGGTCGGAGAACATCTAGTTATTTAAGTGTTGTTGTTGGTGATAATTGTTTAAACGCTTTTCTAATTGATTCATTCTTTCATGCAATCGCATAAATCTTTCGTCAACTTGTCCCGCATATCCTTGATGATCCAGTCTAGTCCAACGATCTACTGTTCCTTTCTCGATATCTTTGCGCATAAATTCAATTCTTCTTTTCATTTCATCAACATTTTTTGAAATGTAAATCAATTGCGTTTTGAACACTTCGTTGTTCTTATCTGAGTTGTAAATCATGGCAATCGTTCCGACTAAAAACGAAACGAGGAGAGTCGTTAAGACTCCCCCAACGTGCTTTTCTAGGTAGCGTGACATATACTAATCAACTGAAGTTATGGTTAAATAATTATTCGGTGCAAATGTGTTAAATGGCCTAGAGCTTCCACCTGTGTGATCTTGATACGCACGGATAGTTATAACGTCGCCTTTTTCAAATTGGCGGTGACAGTTTAACCAAAGCGATGCGATAGTCGCTTCATCCGTTCCCCTGTAAACTTCCGACCCGTTCACATATAGCATTATAAACGTACGCGCCATGTTCGATGTATCACCCCATCTCACTTTTGCCGCGATACTTAAAACTCGCCGTTCTCCGAGAGTGAACTCTCCAGTTGAAGAGTTGTACCAGCCGTGGGTATTGCTAGTTACATTATCCCAAACAATAGTCGTAACAGTTACATCGTTGACGTTTGCAAGTGACCCCGAAGTAGCGTCAAGCCTGACCATATCTCCGCCCAGGAGAGTTTCGGGTCTTGATCTTTTTGTAAACGAGATGTGATGAACAACAGTGTTTGATTGAAGTGTTGCAGACCCGTTTAATCTAACTTCAACATACTCATTTGTATCGAGAAAAACTTCACCTGCAAACGGAGTGTTTTGAAGTCCTACGTCCACACCAACTCTTTTAAGCTGCGTTCCGTTTTTGTAAAAATCAATGTCGTTATTATATACCGCGTTAGTCCTGATCATACCCTTGATGTCTAAGTACATTGGTTCATCAGCGGTAATTCGAGTGCCGTTAAATATTCCAGAGGTGTCATATCTTTTTGTTGAAAAGTCTACGGGGGTCACTCCCGCTGTTATTGCTGTCCCACCATTATCGTAGTAGTCGCCCGCTACGAATCTTGAACCAAAGTCACTCGACATTACTGTATTTGTGCTCCAACCCAGAATTGGAACTTTTAAGTAAAACGAAAATTGAACTGTTGCGTTTCCAAAAGGTGCTCTTGCTGAACTCCAAAGCCCGGTTGTTCCTCCTGCGATATCGTCTAAGTTGACGACAGCAAACCCCGTAGTGTCATCATAAGTGACAGTCGCTTCGTAAATCCCACCAGAGTTGACTTTACCCTCTCCTAAATAAGGCACACCGTTGGATGCTCCTTGACCTGGTTCGAGAAAGTCTTCATCAATGACCCCGATATCTGATAGATCTAAATAGTAAGTACCTGACCCGGATGTTCCAGCAGAAGATTGCTCACCGTAAATGTAAACGTGAGCGTACCGACCAACTCTTTGATAACTGTATTTAGAGAAGTTTAAATTTGGAGTGGGTGCAGTTGTTGCAGCGTCATAAACAAGAGTAAAATCTTTTTCGTAAACAACCGCACCTTTTTGTACTACTCTAGGGCCTAGCTCTAATTCCATATTCAAAGAGTATGCTGAAGCACTTGTACTAGCTACAATGATCCAAAATCTAGCTTGAGTTCTAGTTCCGTCTGTTTGTAATTCAGCGTTAAAATATGAGGCAATTGTGGCAGCAGGAATTTCAGGGCTTGTAAAAGGTACATGAACGAAATCTGCAACCCAGTTATCGTTAGTAAAACTCATTCCAACTCGAACATCGCCAGTAGCAAAGTTTGCAGAGCTGTAATAGTTCATTATCAATCTTTGAATTGAGGCCAAATCCCCATTGCGAATTGTTACATCGACGTAATAACCCTGGCCTTGTTCATTTGAAGCGGCCTTTGCAAAATCTAAATCTGCCGTGCCTCTAAGTGGTGCAGTAGTGTTTTGAGTTAAAGTGAAGTTTCCACTAACAACCCCTCCGAAGTCATCAGGAGTATCGCCCGCAACACTGTTGGCAAAAGCCGTCCAGCCAGAGATATCTTCTCCACCGCCCTCATCTTGTAAATAATTAAAGGCCCCACTTCCTGAGCCTAGCTCTGTAAGTACTGTTCCGTTACAGCCGTAATATTTGTTTTCGTCTGTGGCGTAGTAAATAACACCTTGTTTTTTTGGAAGAGCATCTAGTGCAGCAAAAGTTGCCGCTGAAACCACCATACGGTTAGTTGCTGAAGCAGCTACCGTCGATAAATCTACATCCGAATTTGTTATGGTTGACTGGGTTAAAGTTTTTGATTGAATGGTTTGTGTGCTAGTCCTATCAACTAGTTTTACAATTGTGGCCCCATCTTTATCTAAACCCACTTCATCAGTAGTTGTGTTTAAAAAGATTCGCCCTACTACTCCTACTGCTGGATCGGCAGCTAATAGCTCTAGCTGTGCAACCTCTAGTTGTCCGTAAACTTTCATATGTGCCCCCTACTCTATTCCTATTAGCCGATATGATCCCGCTGGCAGCGGTACGTTAGTCACAATACGTACGTTAGTCGCACTAGTGGCCAAAATCTGCGCTTGGACTCTTTCAAAATCGTTATTGTTATCTAGTAATTGAAAAATTGCGTTTCTAGCATCTTGAAGTGAACCACTCACATCCACATTTAGTAATGTGATGATACCGTCAAAGGCCTCATCGTTTCTATAGACTGCGCGACCTACTTGTTTCCAAGTTCCTCCGGTATCTACATAAAGAGATTCTGTATCTGTAGCATAGACTGATCTACCGGTATTTTGTGCTGAAGCAGCAGGTAGTCCCGCAAAGGTTGTATTTTGGAATCTAAACCCAAAAAACTCTCCTTTAGTATAGACATCCCTAAAGTTGAAAGCAGCATCTCCGATATCTGTTCCAGACCAACCAGCGGCAAAAGACGCATCCACTGAAGGAGCTAGATCACTTGCAAACTTAACAAACCCTTTAGTTGCATTGCTGGTTGATTCAAGAGTTAAATCGTTATTAGCAGCAGTGCCCCCAATAAGTGTTTGGCCTCCAGCTCTTCCTGCTAGTAAAGCGTATTGGGTATGATCGTCATCTAAAATCCCGGTTAAAGTCCCGTGATCAATTTCAGAATCGGGCAAGGATGGCAACCATCTGCCAGTTGCATTGTCATAAAAAAGAGCAGCACCATCAACGACACCGGTTAAAGCATCACGTAATGATAGTAAAGTGGCAGTGGAGATTGCATTTGTTCCATCACTGATGGTGCCGCTCAAATATAAATCTTGGAACCGTAAGGCAGCAGTTCCTAGATCATGGGTGTCATCTGCGTCAGGCCTTGCAGTAGAACCGAGGACGATGACACCTGTTCCATTTGGATCAAAAACTATATTCCCGTTAACATCTGTAGAGCTAAGGGTATTTCCATCTAGTCTTAGATTATCTACATCAAGTTGAGTGATTGCGGATAGTGCAGCACCAGAAATTACAATATTTGTAGATTGAAGACGGCCAGCGCCGTTTACATCAATAATTCTGTTTTGTGTTAATGAGTTATCTACCAGTCCTGGGACTACTACTAAGCCAGAACCGTTAGGACTTAAATTTAAGTCTGCATTTAGGAGAGTTGTGGATATTGTACTGCCATCAAGCCTGATATCATCTACATCTAGTTGAGTAAGTCCGCTCATGGCCCCAGCATCGTCTAAAACTACCAAGCTTTCTTGAATAGCAGTTCCAGTGGCCCCATCTGATCTTACAACTCTGTTGTCGTTAGAACTAGTGAACGACAAACCCACTAAAGATTCAACGCCTGCTTCATCTAGGCGATATAATAATCCATCAGCTTTAAAATATAGTCGATTTGTTCCTGCACTCGCATTAGCAGGGGTGGCAATTTCAGTCATTTCCATAAATGTGGAAACATTGAATTGATTGCCTGTAATAATTCCAGTGGTAGTTAGGTTTTCATCTCCGAAAGATATTGTTCCAGAAGTGTCAGTGATTGAAGCACTTCCATATGCGGTGGTTCCTACTATGACAGAAGTGGCAAAATATCCCGAAATAAAACGATAAGTAGCAGTACCAAGGTCGAAAGTGTTATCGACAAGAGGCCTAGCATCGTCCCCAAACTGAACATATCCCGTATTTCCAACCGCGTCTCCACTGTTGGCGTAAAGTATAAGATGTTGATTAGCTTGATCCCCACCATAGATACGCTGACCTGCAAGATCCCCAGCAAAGTCAACTCCATTTTCGTCGCGGTCTGTAGCCCCGAAGCGAGACACATAAAGGTACTGTGTACGAACAATAGTGTCAGATAAAATAGTGTCCGCCGCCCAGTCGATGTCATATCTTTTTATCCATTGCTCTACCCCATCAATTCTTTGATAGACATATCCTGCAACTTTTCCATCGCCATCGTCATCTACTCTGTAATAATCATTTATGGAAGCTACTCCAGGTAAATCTCCTGGTGTTGCCACAGTTCCTTGATAGTTAGGATATATGACAGAAAAAAGATAGTTAAATGCTGCTTCTGGATCAGTAACACCCGGCACCGCAGGGTTGGAGTATGAAAATTCTGAAAGAACATGGCGGTAAGGGTGTTGAAGTCCTGTCCATATTCTTGCGCGTCTAAAGTGATCACCTACGGCCATAACTACTCCCTAAATGTCGTATGCTGCTTGCCAGGTAGATTCCGACTCACGACTTTTTTCTACCCGAGTACTTGCTGGAACATACGTATATGTTGTTAGGAGGCACGGCTCGCCATCTGCGGTATCGACTGGGGCCTCATAAACTTGTGAAGGAACATTGTCACCATTGTAGACAATATACGTCTTCATTAACTCATTTTTTAAACTAGTTAATTTTGCTGTTTTATTATCACCTACGGCCATAACTTCCCCCTAAAATAAAAAAAGGGCCTTAAGGCCCGGATTACAATGCGGCCTTGAAGCAGACATATCCCAAAACGTGATCGTTACTAGGATCTCCACTTAAAACAACATTGATAACATCAGCAGCAGCAACAGCAGACACGATCGTTCTAGGAGTAGCTCCCACAGTGTCGATGGTTACAACTACAATGTCTCCGGCCTCAAGTCCTGGGACAGATATAGCTTCGTTAACGTCTCCGCCAACTGAGGTAAACCGACCAGTTGCAAAGGCAATACGTGTTCCCACGTTTCCTTTGAAGTTGGCCAAGTTTTCCTTATTGATAAGATTTACATCTTCTAAATTGCTCATAAAAACTCCAAAAAGAAAAAAGGTGCTAAGAAACCCTAACACCTTCATCTTTACAGATTAGTAAGAAATTGAGTGCATGATTCCACAGTGTCCAGGGTTACGAACTTCAAGTTCCCCAAATAGACAATGGTCAACAATGTACTCGTAACCTGTCGTATTTCTGACTTCAAAATACTCAATTCCGTCTGGAGACTTACGTCTTTTAAACATTCCATTTGAACGGAAAGTCATTCCAGACCAATCGAGGTACATGATAACGTCGTCATCCATCTCTTGGATACCAACAAACTTTAGTTTCTCATTTGTAACTGAAGTAATTTCAATTTCAGTCCATCCAAATTCAGAAGCTTTTTCAGAGTTTGGAGATACCTTGTATCCACCTTTTTGAACTTCAATCAACTTCATAGCTGAGCCAAGGTTTTTATAAGACATCAAGATGTCAGTAGCTTTACCTTTGGCCTTACGTCTAACATCTCTATAGCCATCAAAAACTTTATCAAGGAAGTTAGTAGCGGTTACAGTTGAACCATCAACGTTAATAGCTTGAAGATGTGGCCATAATAGTTTTGAAACACCGTGGAGAGTTGAAGATCCTCCGTTAGCTGCTGAAAGAAGAGCAGAACGTAGAGATACAAAGTTGTTAGTTACAACACCACCAACTAATACTCCGTCGTGATAAAATCTTGCATTTTGAGCAACGGTGTAAGCTGAAAGGTCAGCAGCAGCGCCACCTCTAGTAGCCGAGAAAGTTACTGAGCTAGTGTTTTGATCAATGGCAATTACATAAACGTCAGTCTGTGCAGTATCGTCATCATCAAGAGTAACTTTTTGTGAAATATAGAATTTTTCAACTCTATCCACAATAAAAATACCAACGTTGGCATTTGTACTGTCTGTTGCAGAAGCAAAGTATGGGTTATTAAGAAGTTGTCCTGAAACAATTTCCTTGAAGTATTCCATATGCTCTTCAATTTGATCAGGAAGAATTCTTAAGAAAGTTGACTCAGGAATTTTTCCATCATGTTCCATCAAGTCTCTATGGTTGAACTTAAGTGTTCCCCATACCTCTTGATAGCCAGTGATGTTTCCTCTTACATATTGCGCTTCTGAAATATCGTTAGAAGCTGTAAGTGAGCCAAACTTAGCAGAGTTAGCTCTGTTACCACGGAACGGTACAACTAAATTTCCGCCCTTCCATTTATCATCTTTGTTTACTTTTTGTAATACATAGTCTCTTCTAATCATTTCTTCTTTAAGAAGACGATTCGGAAGATACTCATTCAACATAGAGTTGAAACTTCTAGTAGTCGACATATTCCCCTCACATTTTTATTTTTACATTTCTGTTTGTAGTTTCCTTAAATCCGCAATCGAATTAGGTCTCTTGCGAATAGGACTCCCTCCATTTCCTTGCATATTTGGGATTGTTGCTTTTTGTTGCGTCTTTCGTACTACGGTGTTTTGAGGATTTCGCTTCATTGTGTGCGTTTGAGTAGTTTGGGCGGGTTCTTGAGCATTTTGTTGCTGAAAAAATCCCCCGTAACTATCCATTACCCTCTTCACTGCATCCGCAGCACTTAAATCAACCCCTGCCGTTTGGTACATATGTACTCCCAGATTTTTCACCTCTTGAGCGAAAGAACCTTGGCCTCTAACGGCGTCAAATTTTTGTGCAAATTCGCTAACTTCTGGTCTTGTTAGTTCATTGTGGAATTCACGAGTCCTGGTTTGGACAGCTTGTTGCTGCATTTGAGTTCTCAGCATCTGGTTTTCATACTGAGCATTAGCAAATTCAGATTGGTGCTGCCGTTGCATTTCCATTTGTTGTCTTTGCTCTGGCGAGGCATCTCTGATAGCTAATTCATTTGCGGCCCATTTGATTATATCATCTTTATTTATCTGTAGGTTGTCAAAGAACGAATTGTAATCTCCGGCCTTAGTATAGGCATCCAACCGATACAAATTTTGTACTATTTTGTTATAGCTATCTTCCATAGGTGCATAATGCTCATCAATTTGCGCTTTTGAAGCTAACAAATCTTTAAAAGCATCGCCCTTAAAATCATCAATTTTGGAAGTTTCTCTCATATAGTCGAAAGAAGCTGCTTTTCTTGCCATTTCTTTGAATGCTTCTTCCTTTTCCTTGTCTGTGATGAAAGGCCTAAACTTCTCATCCAGCTCGCCTTCATTCCCGAAAAACTTATATTTGAAATCTGGGGTGTATTCCTGGGGTTCAGTATCCCCAACTAACTCGTCGCCTTCGGCAGCTAGTTCTTTTGGGGTATCTGTAGGTTCTGTAGGTTCTACGGTTTCTGCACCTACATCTTCAATGTTTTCATCTACTGGTTCAGTTCCTTCCATTCCTAAATTCATAAACTCTCCTATTGGGGATATTGTGTCATCCCATCATTTAATTTGGCCGCAATGTCTAATTGCGCTGTTGGGTTTAGTCGTGACATGGCCTCTTGAGAGCTTCCTTGATCTGCAAGTTTTTTAAGTAACCAATCAATAGATTCCGAAGGTAATTCCACTCGTTTAGTCTTACCGTCTTCTTCAACATAGAAATCTGCTTTAACTCCATATCCACCAGTTGGAATGTAGCCAGACTGTGCTCTTTGAAGTTCTTCCTGTTTTGCAACTTCTTGTTCATTAAAAGCTTCGTAATATTGCTCAAATGCGTCTTGAATCTCTGGTGAGAGATATTTGAAATCCGGCTTTCTCATACGATGCACAAGTTTGGACATCATGTAGAGATTGTCGTCAAACCTTGAAACGACAGGTTGATCCCCTCGCTCTAAGGCCAAAATAAGATTGTCCGCGTTTTCTTCGTCCATTACAAAGTCGGAAATTACATCCTCAACATTTGCAAATGGCATACTCTTGAGAAGCTTCCCGATTGATTGTTTATCAAGCGAGGAACCTACATACTGAAGTGCTTGGTTTAGCACTAATTGTTGACCATATTGAGTTTCTAAATCTGAGTTACCTGGCTCTATCTTGATTTGATAGGTGATTTCCTCAGAATTTCTAAACTCTTCGATATTTACTATTTCGTCATTTCCTATGGCCACAATAAGTTCTTCGTCAGGAAGATAGATTTTGGCCATACGTAAATATAATTTACAAGTTTCAACCATGAACTCTTCAAACTTTTCAACATACATAGAAAACTTTTTCTTTTGTTTCAAAGATTTGAAAAGTGAAGCAAAGGCGTCGCCAGATACTGACTCTTTATCAATAGCTTCTTCAGGAAGCATCATGACAGAGTAATATTCTTGGATTTGGCTATTCATATATGGAACATATTGATCACCAGTACGTCCAGGAAGATGTTTTAACTCTCCACCAGAGTTAAGCTTTATAAATTGCACCCCAGGTATTATGGCAGAATGTTCAATTTTGCCCATCGTGTTTCCGATTAATTTATCTGGACCCAAGGTTACTTGGTGGGTGGCTATTGATGACGCACACCTATTTATTTCAATTTGGTAAGGCTTTCCATCCACGAACTTTGATCGACCCCTAGGGTTAGTATCGTGCTGATCCCAGTTTTGATAAACGATAGGAAAGATTCCTTCTGGCAACTCTCCTTGCTCTAAAATTCCTGATAAGGTTTTGATAATGAAATAGCCCTTGGGATACTTCATGCAAGGACGAAAAAAGAACGATAAGATCAAAGTTTCTTTTTTACTTACACGATAATCTGCTTGATGACCATCAAACATAAGAAAAGTCTCATCTTGAGACTCTGTTATGATCTTTATTTTCTCAGGATCATCGCGGTAGATCTTTTTTAAATCCCCAATGTCCATCATTTCTCGTTCGCAAAGCCAAGCAGCTTCATCAATATTTTTTGCCTGCTTAGGTCTTATAAGGTTGTAGGGTTCAATTCTTTTGAAAACGAATTCCCCACTAAATACAGGTCGGTCATAATCTGGAACTTCTTGGCCCATTTGATCGTAAACGGGTATTTCTTCTATGATATTCCCTTGCTCATCAATACCAGGAACATCTAGCCTTTCCATCTTAGGTTCATACCCTACTAGATCGCCTTTATTTGGATCCCAAATTAAACGCAAGGCACATTCGCCCATCCCGCAGAAATCTTTTGCGAAGTTGCGAAACTTGCCTCGTAGTTTATGTTTTACAACTGCTCGTTCCCAAACATCCCGATTCAAATCAGCACTTTTCTGATCTTGTATCTCTTTTTTGTTGTTGGGTAGGATTGTAAGGCCTGGAGTGTTGGAGACTATGTTGTTTACATACAAGGAAAATATTTTACCGGTATGGTTTTTAGTCAATCTAAGTTTTTGAGAATCCGTTAAGTTCTGTTGTTCTCTAATTCGATTAACAAAATATTTTCTTTTTTCATTGTTATAGTGCTGTCCTGAAATCATTCGAAGGTTTGATCTGAACTCGGCAAACTTACCTTTGTCCATCATCTCCCCTTCGGAGTACATCGAATTTAATTCTTCATTAGATAATTCATCATCATAATTCTGCGCTTGGACTTCCGTATTCATTCAATTTCCCCATGGCCAATAACTCTTCAAACCGCTCCGGGTCTTCGAGGTATAGGTTTTCGTAATCTTCTTGCAGGATTAGATCCTGCTCATACGTTGCGAGGTCTTCAGAAACGGGTATGCCTGATTGACTCTGACTTTCACTTGATTCTTGACTGATATCTGCCGTTGCATATCTGAGAGCGTCGTTTACATGGGTGGTATCTTCGACATTCTCCGGCCTTTCTTCCTTATTATAGTATTCTATCTCAAACTGTCCAAATTTTAAGGATTTTACACCCGACAGTCCACCTGCTTGTATAATGGAGTTAAGTTTTTCAATTTCACTCTTGGTAAATCCTAAGTTCCCAGCATTTCGTTCCATAATTGCATCTCTTGATAGATTTCATTGTCCATATTTACTACTTCTTCATCTTCAGGACAGTACATTTCGCCTCTTCGTCTAGCAATTTCATCTGCCACTGGGTCGAATACCGCTTTTTTAGGTTTAAATTTAGGAGGTTTGATATTCTCCCAGTGCCATGGCGCGGAGGTGACTCCATATCTTAAAGCATCGCAATAGTCGTCATCTTTTTTTCCTTTGATAACGTTTGCTGGGACAGTAAGTAGTTCTTCGCCTAGGGCCCATAGCTCTGGCTTGGCCATAATTTTTAACGCGTCATATTTGAAAAGGGAGTTTACTACCCCTTCGCCTGCGGTATGTGATTTATAGGCCTTAGTGACTACAAGTCCCACTCTTTCCGAGATTGTGTTGAAATCTGTACTTTGCCAGTCGTAGTAGATATTATAAATACGGCCTTGCAGCTCGTATTCCATGATCATGTCGCTTACTTTTTGTACGACATCCCCTGCCGTCGTAACGACGCCATCACCCTTCCATCCAAATTCCACAACACCTTTCGAGAAATCGGGCGCAACGGCCACAAATACTATTGCAGAGGGATGTCCTGTTTTTCCACCGGAACCTATGTCTACACCGACTAAGTACGTCCAGTCACGTGGTACTACATAAGGATCAACAGTGTGAGTATCCACATCAAAAGTGCTGTACTTTCTCCCACTCTCATTTACGAATTTACCAAATATTCGTCTCTGGACCTCAGCTTTAGAACCGCAATCATCAATCCGGCTTTGTATTCTCTCTTTAGTCCAGGGACTAGGAGTGCCGTCTTCATACTTCATACAATCGTACAAACTGATTTGTTGTTTGAATGCGTTAGGGAATCTCTCTTTATTGCCTTTAAGCTCCATAGCTTGACGCCACTCTAGCTGATTAAGTGTGGCAGTGAACACCATATGAAAATACCCTTCCGTATTGGAAAGTCTCATTTTCAGTTCGTCATAAAGAGTAAACGGAAGCTCTTCGTCGCAGAAGATCGCATAAACGGTCCCTGATTGAAGGTTTTGAGGGTCTTGATTATAAGTTTTGAAATAGATTGTTACTCCAGAATTGAAAGTAACCTTCTCTATTTTCCTTTTCTCGAAGTGGGCCTGCCATCCATATACAGGGTCATCCTTCATATCATTGCGAGGTAGGAATTCTCTTACCCATTTCTCGTGAAACTCTTGTGTGGCCGTATTTTTATCAGGATAGAGATACCAAAACATATTAGGTATATCGACCAGCTCGTCACGAATTTTTAATGGCCATAGTGCTTTCCAAAGGCGTTTATGAGTGGCCCAATGAATACATTTTTTAATGTTGATTGAGGAATTGTGATTTACTATATATTCTCGACCAGCTAAAAAAGTACTATCCTCACTATCTACAGTGAAACAAGTTCCTTCTTTATCCCCTACAAACTCTATACTCTCTATAATTCTTTGATGTCGATATCTTATTTCTTTTCGCCATTTATTCGCCTTTCTTTCTAACCAGAAAGGATTGTGTTGAATTTTAAAACGAATTGAATAAGCAGGAGAACACTTTACTCGCTCTCTATTGTCGTTGTAGTACCAAGTATCTTTAAGAGTAACTTTATTTACGATTCCGCCTAGAGAATTTACTAGCTCTATAAAGTTGTCTTTTAACTGATCTGAAATTGTGCAATATTCTAACGTATTACTTCCATAGATACTTCCATCGGTATCCATTAAACCTTTAAGAAGTTCTAATCTCTGCTCAAAAGAGGCCGTTAAATATATTGAAGGGATGTGTTTGTAAGCAGCAGTTACGTCTAGCTTTAAATCTTTAATAGCTTGATAGGTTTCATACCCAAGGTAACCGTAGCTATATCCCTTTTTCTTAGCATCCCATTTAATTTCTTGGTCAGAAGGTATCACTCGCTTTGTCATCTCAGGGTCACCACAACCAAAACAACCTCTAGTACCCTGCCCATCACCTATAAATGCTCCTAGAACATATGGGTCTATAGGTACGGACTTTTCACAGTATTGTACTGGAGAACAAACCGGAATAACGACCTTCTTCCCTGTTCTAGGCGTACCACCTTCATACCCACCACACTTTAAAATCTCTTGAGTTTCTAAAACTTGCCACTTTCCATAGTCGGGATTAGGTATTTTCTGACCCTTTTTCTCCCCTCTATTACAAGTATATTCAGGACGGAATCTATTTTTTTCCGTCTGGCATTTCCATAGGTGTTCTTTCCCTGCAACGATCTGCGCACCATCGTCAAATGTTATCAAATAACAAGGCCTAACACCCTTGTAGGGTATAGCTATAACGTTTGTAGGTTTCCCATCCTCCCCGATAAGCTGATCACCAACTTGTATATCTCCCACCTTCTTAAATCCTTGGGGAGTTGGTACTTCAGAATCATTAGGAAGCATTTTTCCAATTTGGTTAGCAGCAGTGAGCATATTCATTCTATTAACAGAGTTCCAGAACAAACGCTGCCACTTATAAAACTTCAGACCGTAGAGATGGGGCAAGTTGTACTGCCTATCTCTCTCGGCCTGAAGTCTCTGAAGTTCTAAATATTTCTGATGGATATCTACAGACAAAGTGCTTACTTCTTAGTTATACGCTCTTCTACAAAAGCATCCTTCAAATTAAAAAATAGCTTTTGTAGATCCATAATATAGCTTCTAAAAACCAACGAATTTACATCGTGGAAATATAAAACCTTTTGAGCCAACTCATAAAAATGCTTCTCAAGTAACATAACGTCATACGCTATCTCGGCAGGTACCTTGTCACTTGTGAACATAGTGCGAAGTAGACTCACGTCAATTTTAATTAAGTCTTCTACCTTATGCCCTCTTACCTCTAAGACGGGCTTGGTTGCGACTGGCTTTCTTGCAACCTTTTTATCTTTGAAAGCTCTAGCAACATCTGCTTGAGATTTTGGGGATGACTCGGCCCCTTTATCTTTTTCTCCACTGGCCTTTTCGACAGCACCTGTTTTCTCTTTAACTTCTTTTGCGTCCTCTTCTTTGTGATCCACTGCACTTTCAACTTGTTTACTTTCTTCAACTGCTTCTTCCTTTTTAACTGTCTTTTTCTTCTTCGCTGTCATCTTGGAAATCCCCCATAGCAATTTGATTTGATCTATTTATTTCAGCTTGTAAAGCTTCAAACTTTTCAGGTGTTAAATTTTGTAGTCCGATATCCGCAGTGGCCACCAAATGTTTATTCACTGCTTCGATTCTTTGAGTTTGCGGACCTAACACTCTATTCTCTAGCTTATCGTACACCTTTAATATCTGATTGATTACTGCGGTGTTGGGTTTCCCCTTATACATAATTTCAAGATTAAGAATCTCTTCCAACCTTTTAAACGATAAATCTAATAAGTATTTTAGGTTTCTTTTAAAGTGTACTGGAGGGGTTAAGACATAACAAACAAAGGAGGGTTTAATGAGTTTTTGCCAGTGCTCTAGCGCAATAAACCCTTGCCACACTCTGTTAAGGTTTAAGAGTGATTTGGTAGAAATGGCCCTATCATATTCGTACCAAAAGTTCTCCCGTATCATCTCAAATGTCTTAGATGGTCTACAAGTTTCTCTGGCCTCCAACTCTGAAAGACCACGCCACTCCTCTCGCATCTCTTTTGCCACAGTCTTAAATTTCTTTGCTGAATTACCGCGATCGTCAATTAAATCTACGACCGAAGTAGCCCCCTCCACTTCATCCGACGGATAAACATTGAGGATATTATTAATATTCTCGCTTCCTACATCCGCAAACTCAGTCACCACTCCGGCCTTACCAGTTGTCACGAAATCCTGCAAATCAGGGTCATAAGTCGTCCGGGCCAAGTCATTATGCATTTTTCCAACTTCTATCGTCTTTTCACTCATTTACAAACTATCCGAAATATCGCTCCAGTCTGTCAAACTAAACAGCACTGATAATCTGATTAGCTAAGTGCGGGAGTAAGATTTACAGTAATGGAAACGGAGTAGATTGGTTAGATTGGTTAGTGGTGTAGGTTGGTTAGATTAGTGAGGTGTGTAGGTTGGAGAGTTTGACTTAGGTTAGCGGTGTAGGTTGGTTAGACTGGTAAACTGTGGAATCCCCCTCTATCACGTGCCATAGAGACATTATGGGGGTTGATTTTTAAAATATTGTGTAGTTATTTTTGAAACATTGTGTAGTTAT